TGACCATTCCACCCATTTGCTCCTGTATTCTCATCTAATGGCATTATTTTTAAATTTTCCGGTAATTCAATATCTTTTAAAATATTATAAACATCTTCCTTATACTTAGATCCATCTATTACAATATAATATGTAAAATTTTTATTTGTTTGATTATTTATACTTTCAATACATTTTTTTAAATATTTTGATCCAATTGTTGGTGTTATAACTGCTAAACTCATATATGTAAATATAGTAATATATATTTATATGTATTTATTTGTTTTTTCTTATTTCCCAATATTGTTTTCCATATGAGTTACATATTTCTTCTCTTGTAAATATATCTCTTGTTGCTTGAAAAATTATTTTATCTTCTACTATAGTATATTTAATATTTGGATTATCTGAATGATTATATAAACCTCCATATCCTAATGCAACTCCTGAATGATTATCATCAAATTTAAAAATATAATCATTTAATATATTATCTTTTTGAAATACATTACTATTTGCTACTTTTAATATTTTGGAAATTTCAATAATTGTATCTTTTTTAATAAATGATTCAGTAAATACACCATAACCAGCATTTTCGATACGAGATTTATCAATATATAATCTTTTATCTATAAATATATCGTTCATAATACAAGTACATAATTTTTCTTTATAATATTTTATTTTCCAGGTTTGATTTTTCTATTTTGCCACCAATTATCCCCATATGAAACAAATATTTCTTCATTTGAAAATATATCTCTAACAGTTGTATAAGTAACTTGTCCATCAGTTACATGATAAGTTACATGTGGATTTTCTGAATGATTATATAAACTTCCGAAACCTAATGCTATCAAAGAATTCTCTTCATCTAATTTAAATACATAATCATTTAATATATTTCTCTTCTGAAATAAATGATTATTTTCTAATTTTAATGTTCTAGCAATCTCAATAATAGTTCCTTTTGGTATAAATGAATCTGTAAATACTCCCCATTCTGCCCCAGTAATTGGTGATTGAGCAATATATAATCTTTTATCAATGAATATAGTCATTATATACTTTAGTATTATATTATATTTTATTTCCATTCAAATCTAATAAAATAAATATAATTTAAAATATAAAATGAGTAAATTTTCAGAAATTGAATCAACGAATGATAAAACAAGAATACAATCTCTATTAGAAGAACAATTAAGCGAAATGAAAAATTATAAAAATGATACTGCAAATATAAGTAATCTTGAAGGTCTTACAAAAGGTAAAAAAGAAGCGTTCTATCAACTAAACTATATGCAACCATTAACAAATCATATGCCAAATTTATTTTCAGAAGATCCACGTTATGCGCAAAATAATTCAAGAGATCATTCTAGACGCCAAATAAATAATAAACAAAACCTTCGAATGGTAAAAACACTACCGGGAATGGATAATGGAAGTAGTTTTGAAGAATTTAATGAAACAAATTATGAAGATCCAAAATTTGCAGAACTTAATAGAAATATTGAATTAGGACTTGTTCCTATCAAAGGATTTGGCGATATTAGCCCAGTTTTTGTTGAACAAAAAAAAGAAAAGAAAAAACAAACAGACATTGAAAATATTATTATTAAATTAAATAAACAACCAGATGAAGCTATTTTAAAAATGCCAAATAAAGATATTAATGTCAAAACATTTAAAGGAAGAATCTTACAATTTAAAAATTGTCCCGAAAATGTTAAAGATTTAATATGTTCAGAATTTATTAAAATATGGAAAGATGATTTTGTACTTAAAAAGATTACTTCAATGATTGGTGTTAAAAATTTTTTATTATATAATTTTAAAGATAAAATGAATATATTTTTTGTGTTGTTCGACGATGACGGCGATTTTGTTTCAACATTTGCAATTGATACTGAAAACTTCTCCCCATTTATATCCCATCTTTTTGTTAATCCAAATTTAAGAAATAAGGGATTTGGAAAAAAATCCCTTAAATATGGAGAAAAATATATTAAAAAATTAGGTTTTGATGCAGCAAACTTATGGTGTGAAGAATCATTAGTATCATATTATAAGAAAAATGATTATGTAGTTGATAGTCCTTTAAGAATTTCTGAAAAGAAAATGATTTGGAAAATGACAAAAAATTTATAAATTACTCAAGAAAATATGTTTTATTCTCCATATTCTCCTCAATAATCCACCTTCCATATTGAGACATTCTGTCGTAATATCCATATCCATGTAACTGATATTTACATTTGGATCCAATTATTATTCCACATATATCAGTTATTAAATATTTTAAAAATGTATTATCTAAAGATGACGTATAAACAATTATTTCAATATTAAATCCTTCTAAGATAGTTGTTAATTTATTTAATTCTTCATCATTTGTTTCATTTGTTAATAAAAATACAGACTTTAAATTATTCTCTAAACATCTATATAAAATATTTTTTGATAAATTATCTATAGAACTTAATTCATTGTATTTCTTGTAATAAGCAATTGTTTCTTCTGTATCTCCTTGAGATAATTTAAAATCACCTCTTCTCCAATGAACCATAAGAGTATTATCAAAATCTAGTTTTGGGTTTGCTTTTGTATAATAATATTCATTAAATTTAATACTATTACGAATTTTATAATAATTTATTGTATTACTTTTACACCATATCGGATTTCCCATTCTATTGTAATTGTGAATTATTAAATGTGTACAAGATTCATATCTATTCGCAAAATTTAAAAGATCTAAAGAACTGTAGTCAATTTCAATTTGTTTATCAATTTCTAAAATACCATATACTGTATGATACTTCTTTTTAACTAGAGGAATATCATCATTTGGTTTACTTATAATTGTTGATTTAACTTTTAATTTCATATATTCTGCTAAACTAATACACTCACAAATCTCCTTTATTTTATCCATTTGTAAAATATTTGATATATCTATTAATTCCATTCTATCAATACATAATTTATTTGTTTTATTTATTAATTCACTATTTCTTGGTGTAAAATAAAAATTTGGTAAAACAAGAATTTTCTTTAAGTGTTTGGCAATTAATATTGTTTCCATTAATCTATATAGTGAAGCACATAGCTGTTCTGTTTTATAAATATCATAGTTCTCGTAAAAAAATATATAACTCATTCTTGTTATAATAAGAATCTTTTATATAAAATAAAATATATAAGGAATAGAAATTATAAGAATGTATAAAATGTTTCTTCTTTCAGCCATTGCACTTTTAAGTGTTGTAGTTCAATCTGTCGCATATCCTTCATTCTTTGAATGGATGGATACATATGGATTTGAATATCCTACATCGGATGAAATGATTATGCGTAAGAATATCTATGATTCTAATGTTGGTGTCATCGCAAGACACAATCTTGGAAATCATACATGGACAATGGGAGTAAATAAGTTTACTGCCATGTCCCCTCAAGAATTCAAAAACATGTTTTCATCTTGCAGAATGTCTGCTCGTCCTCAAATGAATTTTNCACGTGTNNCATCTATGGCACTTCCTGCATCTGTNAACTGGACTGCTCATGGTGCAGTTACACCAGTTAAGAACCAAGAACAATGTGGATCTTGCTGGGCATTCTCATCAACTGGTTCTATTGAAGGAGCAGTTTTCCTCAAGTCTGGAAAGTTAGTCAGTGTATCTGAGCAACAATTAGTTGATTGCTCTGGAGCAGAAGGCAACCAAGGATGCAATGGAGGATTAATGGACTATGCATTTGAATATGTAATCAAGAATAAGGGAATTGGATCAGAGACATCCTACCCTTANACTGCAAAGGATGGAACATGCAAGACTGTTCCATCTGTATCCACAATCTCTGGATACAAGGATGTACCAGTAAATTCTGANACAGCCTTAATGACAGCAGTTGTTCAACAACCAGTATCTGTAGCTGTTGAGGCAGATCAATCTGTCTTCCAATACTACACTGGAGGTGTAATGACATCTGCCTGCGGAACTCAACTTGACCACGGTGTACTTGCTGTTGGTTATGGTACTGATGCCAAGGGTGGAGATTACTGGATTGTCAAGAACTCTTGGGGTGCTGATTGGGGAGCAAATGGATATATCCTCCTTGGACGTGGTGCTAAGTTCAACCCNAGTGGACAATGCGGAATCCAAATGGCGGCTTCTTACCCTGTTGCTTAGGGAGGGAGGAAAATAAATACTAAAAAAAATTGAAAAACAAACTTTTTGATTGATAACTATAATAAAAGTGTCTGGATGACCGAGTGGTAAAGGTGGTAGTCTTAAGATCTACTGATTAATTTCGCACGGGTTCGAATCCCGTTCCAGACAAAACAGCACATTTATGTGCGAGCGAGGATGACCGAGCTTGGTAAAGGTGTCAGTCTTAAGATCTGATGGGGCAACCCGCACGGGTTCAAATCCCGTTCCTCGCAAAAAAGCACATTTATGTGCGAAGGTTACAAACGTAACCTATTCTTTTATAAAGAAAATAATATATCTATATTATTTTTATTTATAAAAATTGAAAAAAAATAAATTACAAGTCTATTTATAATTTTAATATATGATAAAAAATAGTAAGCAAAAATGTAAACACGATAAACGTAAATCATTGTGCAAAGAATGCGGTGGTGGTTCATTATGTAAACATGACAAAGAAAAATCACACTGCAAAGAGTGCGGAGGTAGTACATTTTGTAAAAAATAATATATATTAATAATATATATTATGAATACTTTGTTTATTGCGTCATTATTGATATTACTATTATTTATTAATTCTGGATATGGAAAAATGTTTAATATTAATGGAACAGCAGAATTATTAAAAAGTAAAGTTAATTTAGATCTACCATTTTTCTTATATACATTAGCTATTGTAATAGTTGTTTTATTAGAATTAGTTGGAGCATCATTAATCTTATATTCTTCATTGACAAATAATAATAAATTATATGCATATTATTCTGTATTAGGATTAATTGGATTTACAATTTTAGCGACATTATTATTTCATTTATCTCCATTTGAAAAAGAAAAAATTAGTTTATTAAAAAATCT